TGTAGAATATATTTTGAAGAATGTTGAACCGACAGTATATACAATATTTATCAAAGCACTTATTGGTGCAATTGTTAATAAATCAGTCAGTGATTGCGTGATTACTGATTGTTCGATTGTTCACAATCCAGAGGGTCTTTACAAAATGACTCATCGGTCAAACTTTAAGACTTTCTCAAAGTATGGTCCCCTTACGTCACTCATTCCATTTATTCGTATGATTCGATCGTATGATAAGTATATTGAAACGGTCAAGACAGAAATAGCCAGGAAAGAACCACGTGAATGGTATATCAAGTCATCCACTGAAAGAATTGCTGAAATTGATGTTCTCCGGTCTTGCACTGATTTTAGCATGTTGTACGACAAGCAAATTTTTACAGAGGACGGCACTACCATTGGATATCTTGCTGCCGTCATTTTTGCAAAATTAGGCACCACCATTGCATATGTTGGACACCCTGATGACTATTTTAAGAGTGAGCCGATTCCTCTAACTAAAAAGGTCTTTGACTGGATTAATAATCCTAAGGAAATTTTTGAATTTACTATGGGGCTGGAAGCTGACTGGACAGTCACATTTGCTGGAGACTACGATCGTCTCTATGCAGTTCTATCTAGTTTAGAAAGTAGGTTTTAATTATTAAAAATTGATTTATTTAATTATTATTTTAGTAAATTTATATTATTATACATATAATAATATAAATGGCAAAAGAATACACATATCCAAAATGGTATGAAGAAGCATTATTAAAAGGACATTTTATACAAAATCTAATTTCTGGAGATTATGAATATAAAAATCCAGAACATCCAGAAAAGAATTATTCATTAAAATTTAATCCAATTACAGATTTTCAAATAAATAGAGGAGATATAATTTGTTTTGGAGGAAGAGTATATCGTAATGAAGGAGTATGGATTTGGGATGGTAAAAAAATCATTCCATTAGATACAGAGCTTGATGAATATGGAGGTCTACCTTCTGAATTTAAAGTAGGAAAAGAATTTGCACCAGATCATTGGATAAAAATAATAGAACATAATACTATTATATGGTTAGAAGATGAATTGTTTGATCAAATTGAATTTTATAAAGAAAATAATAAAATTTATGGTAAACTTAAGATATTTAATAAAGAATATAAAATTTTAATTCAAGAAGCTGATGATCTAAATGAAGAAGAAATAAGAGAACAATTAAAAGAAGATAAACCTTGTTTTTGTTTGTATACAAATGATGTTTTACTAGTGTATATTAATTAAATAAAAAATTGATTTATATTAAGCTTATTATAAGATATTAATATTTTATAATAAATTTAATGCAACTAAATCCTAATGATTATGATATAAATACAATGATGAATGGTACAGATAATAAATGCTATATTGTTATATCCAATCAAGATGATAAAAAAGAATGGAAAAAGATAGATGATTTGACTGAATTCTTAGATTCATTATCTGATGAATTTTATAATATTGCATATATGCCAATAGTTGAAAAAATGAATGTACCAGAAACAGGACTTGAAGAAAAATTTGGTGGAACAAAACCATTTTTTGTTAAAGGAGAACAGTGGCCATCACTAAATAATTTTCATATGACATTTTTTGGTCAATTAAAGGATCCAAGAAAAAAAAATAATATGTTATATCGTATATTTATTATGATTGATGATACTGATAATGATTTTGAAGAAGATTATTGGATTAATACAATTGAATTAAATGAAGCTAATTTAAAAAATCAAATCATTCTTGAAAAACCATTATATCTAAATTTAATAAATTCAACTAGTATACCATATAGTAATATTTACGAACCTTATAAAATTACTGATTATACTGAAAAATTTGAATTACAAAGTTTTCATGAATTTTTAGAAGATTTTGATATTCCAAAATATAATTATGCAATTGATAATACTCTTTATAATAAATTTTATGATGCATATATTTCAGCTAATAAATTTCCATCATGTGGAGTTAAAATTGGTGGTACACCAATGTCAACTCAATCTCCAGAATCTGTAGAAGAATATGATTTTCTCCAAATTTCTGAAACAGAATATCTTCCTTATGGATGGGGAGATTCAGGAATCGCACATGTCAGTCATACTTGCGAATTTATTTGGGATTGCTGTTAATTTATAAAAAATTGAAAAATTTTATTATTATCATTCCTATCAACAATGTGAAAAAACTCTTAAGTTCTTCTTAGTTTCGAATTCAAATGGCATCTTCTGAAGCTATTGTAGAAATTGTTGTCGTATCTAAGGAAACTGAAGTATCTAGTAAGAAAGATAGAGCATACGAAATTGCTGAAAAATTAGGATGTCTTGGCTATACTAGAGAGGCATTAGCAATACGTTCTGCTTGCAGATTAATTGACCCATACCCTCTTGATAGTATATTGTGGCGATCTGTTTGCGATTATAAACTAACAAATCGGAACCCATTACTTGCAGCAGAAATTGCAAAAAATATTAGAACTTTTAATTTAGCCAGAGCGCTTACTTTAATTGAATTAATTAAGCCAGAACTTTTTACAATGAAATCATATAAACTACCAATCAAGGAATGCTTAATGAGTGCAAATGAAAGTAAGTTTATCGTTATGGATGAATTATTTAAATTTGGTATTCCCAAAACGTATCAGGAATATTTATTTTTATGTTTAGTTAAAATGCAAAAAATTGACTCAGTTAGATACCTTCATGGTAGGGGTATTATTGATATAAATAGTCGACCTAATAATTATTATTTTTTAGAAATGGCTATTGAAGTAAATTCTTTAGAGATGGTTCAATTTCTGGTTGAAAATGGTGCAGATCTTTTAAATCTTTCAGGAACTGCAGATTATGGATCATTGTATTCTGATCGTTTTGATAGATTATCCTTTTTTGGTAAGGCAGTTTTTGAATATAAATGGGATATTGCAAACTATTTACTTGATATTATGATTGAAAATAATGAAATTATTCACGAAACTCAAGATATAATGTGCCGACTTGCTCGAGCAAATAATATTGAAATGTTAATGAAAATTGTTACCTATAATAAAATACATAATAGACATGTACAGATTTCTTCTGATAGTTTTGAAAAGTATTGTCAATATAGTATGCCTCCATCAAATATTTTATTTTTGATGGATAATGATCTTGCAAAAATTCCAGTAGGTATACTTCATACTGTTGCAGAAAGATTCAAAAATCTTAAAACTGTTGAAGAAGAAGACGATTTATTAGAAGTCGCTTCGAGATTAATTGCTTCTGGATCAGATGCAAATTTAATTGTAGATTCTCGTGTTAATTTTACAACTTTGATGTCAGCCCTGCGTGGCAATAGTATTAGGATGATTCGTTTGCTATTGAAGAATTCTGCAATAAAAACCATTATAATGAAGAATAATATGGGTCGTACTATTTTAGATATGGCTACTTTTAATAAGGATTTGGAAGCTCCTCCAACAATAAAAGAAAAGAGATTGGAAATATATGAGTTAATAAAAGCATATTTTGCAGTTATAGCAATAGTTAGTTAATTTATTTAAAGATTTCATCTGTATTAATATCATATTTTTTAACTAAAAATTTTAATGGCATTGGACCACATTTTATAATTTCTTTATAAATTTCAATTGCTTTTGGATCTAAATAATATTTAATATTATTTTTTCTTAATATTTTTTTATAAATTACACTTCCTACTTTATAAGAAACGGCTTGTCCTGGTAAACAAACATATCGATATATTTCAGTTTTTAATTCCATCTCACTCATAGATAAATAATCTTTCATATAATTATAAATTTGATCTACAGTATACCCCTTATAATGAATACGTATATCAACAACTACGCGAAGTGTTCGTAACATATTAAATTCAATTTGCCCAATAATATCCCATTCAGTTTGATTATGACCTAATTTTTCTGAAAATAATCCCCAACCTTCAACAAATCCATTAGTTATTTCTGAAAAATATTGATACAGTAAATTATTATCCATCTCTAAATATTTAGTAGAATGTACTTGAGTATGATGCCCTGGAATAGTTTCATGCAGTACTAAACTTTCAGTAGTATATTTATAAGAATTTTTAATATTTGCAGTATTTAAATAAAAATTATTATCACCATAATAAGCACCTCCTAAATTTTCATCATCAAAAATTACTAAATTTGATTCAGTAAAATGAGGAAATTGAAGTTCTTTTATAAAATAATTTTTATACTTTTTTATTTTATTTTTATAATCATCTATAAATTCTTCTTTTGTTTTAAATTTTTGATCTTTATTAATTTGATTTAACATTTGGATTACATTTAATTTTTTATTTATTTTAGGATTTATTTTTAATATTAATGATTTCATTCTACTAACTAATTTATCTAACTTACGAAGAGCCCAATTTTCTAATTTTATAATATCTAATTTAATACCAATATTAGCTTCTATACAATGTTCATATAATTCTTTACTAATATTATAACAACCTGTAATAGGAATATTTTTAGATTGATAAAAATCTCTTAATTTTAATAAATATGTTTTAAATTTAAGACATTCGGAATTATATAATTTCCATATTTCATTATATTTTTTCCATTTAATATCTTTTTCTTCCAATCCTAACTTTGATAATTTATAATATTCGTCTTTTTTCATTGGTTTTTGTTCAATAGTATAAATCCATTTATTTATAAGATCAATATTATAAAATTTATGCAAATCTGAATTAATAATTTTTTCATATTTTTTAATTAATATAAGATGCACGTCTTTTAGAAGTGAATAATTTGTATAAAATATATCAAACTTAATATCATCAATATCATATGGATTATTTAATAAAAAAAAAATATTAGAAAATATATTAGAGAAATAATTATCTGATAATATATTTTTAATTTTAGCTTCTTTTGATGTATACATTTTTATAATATATTGTTCTTCTTCAGTAGGATTTGAATAATTTTCTAATATTTTATAATATTCATCCATATTTATTATTATTTTTAAAGAATCAATAATTGATATTTTATTTATATCTGATTCTAATTTTAATTTATTTATAAGAGTTTCTATTAAACTGTATTGATACATATTATAATAAATATAAAAATTGATATTCTTTTATTTAAATAAAAAATCATTTATATAATATATACATTTATAAATGAATGAATTTATTTCAGGAAGTTTAGGTGGTCTTGTTGGTACAATTATGAGTCATCCAATTGATACAATTAAAACAAGAATTCAATCTGGTTCAGCAAAAAATATATTTGATGCAATCCAGATGAAAAAATTTTATAGTGGTATTAGAGCTCCTTTATTAGGAATCCCATTAGAAAAAAGTATTGTGTTTGGCTTTTATAATTTAGGAAAACAAAATGGATTAAATAATTTCTGGAGTGGAATTATTGGTGGATTTATGAGCACATTAATTGTAACACCAATTGAGTATGTTAAAGTTAATTTACAAAATAAAACTCCATTATCTGCTCTAAAAATTTCTAATATCTATAAAGGATTTATTCCAACAGTATGTAGAGAAACACCTGGATTTGGAATCTATTTTACTGTGTATAATTATTTGAATAATAATTATAATAAGTCAAAGTCATATATTAATAATTTTACATATGGAGGATTATCTGGTTTATTTGCATGGATCTTCATATATCCAAGTGATTTAGTAAAGACTATTAAACAAGATATTTCAAATACAAAATCATTGCAACAAATTATTTTAGATATTTATAATAAAAATGGCTTGAAAGGATTTTATAAAGGATTTCATTTTGCAGCTGCTAGAGCAGTTCCTCTGCATTCTGGAGTTTTTTTAGGATATGAAATCAGTAAACGTTATATATAAAAAATTGATATTAATACGTTTTATCCACATTCATTTATTGTAGTATTAATTCTAAAGATGTATAGCCGTGAATACAAAATTACGACTACTATCAATAAACGCAATGCTATTATCAAGATTCGTATTGATACTGCAAAAGCCCTCTACGCATCCAAGAAAACTATAAAAATCAAAGATGAACGTGTGTCATCTGATGAGCCTCAAATTACACGAAATGAATCAGCTCTTGAAACTATTAAAAAAACTCCTCGTAAAATTCGTTTTTGTCGAGTTTCTAAAATTGTATTCGTAGATGATCGTCTTAATAGTGTTCGTGAGAAGATTAAAAGTGCAAATATTTCTAAAGGTAGACGTACTAATGAAACTTTTCGTATGGCAGATAAGAAACGAAAGAATATTCGCGATGATGATCGTGCGTGGAAGACTGGTAATCTAAAAAATAAAAAGGATGATGTAGAAATGAAAGAGTAATTTATTAAATAATTTTTAATTTATTAGACCATTCTAGTTGCATCTGTTTTTTAAATTCTTTAAAATCCATATCAGAATCTGGTTCATATTGTTGAATATTTCCATCATCATCTACATAATCAAAATAATCATAATGAGTTAAATTTTCTTGATCATACATATAACATTGAATAGTAATACAAGTTTCAGTACTAGTATCTAAATTTTTAAGTTGATGAGTTTGATTTAGAGTAGGACTAATCCATGTAACATTATCTTTATTAAAATTTAAATTTCCAAAATTTCTAACTCCATCTTTACTCCCACATAAAAATGGAAATAAACTAACATTAATACTACCATGTAATACTCTAATTACAGCTTCTGCGCCAGCATGATTATGAATAGGTGAGTAATGACCAATTGGCCAAATTTCCATTACATAAGGAATACCGGGTGATTCCCCATTATTTTCTCCTAAAGTAATTCTAAGATATGTTTCTAATAGATTTGGTTTATCAGGATTAAATTCTCTGCTTTTATCTTGCAGTTTTTTATAACACCAACCATTTGGATTAATAATACTATATTCAATTGCTTTGGAAAAATCTGGAAAATCATCCGTATCTAATACAAATTTAACTCCACCTATACAATCATATAATTTTTGACTCATTGCAGATAAATTTGGTTTAGGCAGATAATTACCACTTGCTACATCATCCATAGTAAGATCATTTGTATTTTTAACTAGCATTGGAATGGATGTAGTAATAGGATCACGAATTAATCTAATTGGTTTCAAACTAGTACTATTATCATAAACTTTAATATGATCTAGACTTTCTAAAAATAATTTATTATCTTTAGTATTTTCTAATTGATATTCATAAACAACTGTATCTAATCTTGCTTCACCTACTCCAGCATAAAAACGTTTATTTTGTGAATCTAAAGAAAACCAATAAAAAGCTCCATTTAAATTTGATAGTCCTAATTTATTAAGGGGATCAGTGTAAGGATGAAGGTGACCAATTCTATTTACTTTAACACCATCTAATCTAAATTCAACAATTAAACCATCTGTTTTATCAGAATTATAAAATGCAAAAGTACAAGGAATTGAATTATCTTTATTTTCAAACATAAAAATTCCTTGACCAGAAACAATTAAAGGAATTTTAAATTTATCGTTAAACTTAAATAGCTTAATTGCTTTGGGTTGATTGAGTGGATTATTCATTATTTTATAAAAATATATATAAATATCTTTTTATAATTAAGTAAACATATCTTCTAAAAATTGTACATTTAATTCATGCCCCCCTGATTGATAACCATGAAATTTGGCTTTATTACCTTGTTTTGTTAATTGTTCCATAATTTCTTTATTAACATTATATTCAATATCATCGTCATCTACATTCCAACCAATATCAATTTCTAATTCTGGTCTATTAGCTAAAGGTGTGCCTCTGTTAGTTATTCCGGGACAGCAAAATAAAAATCTTTTAACTTCTTTATTCATTCCTGCTAAAAATACAGAAACTCCAGCTCCAGCAGATTTTCCTAAAAGAGTAAAATTAGTCAGATTAACTTCTGGACTACGAATACATTTATCTAAAATTTTTGCTAGATCTTCTCTAAAATCATCATTTAGTTTAAAAGTTTCTTCTTGAGGTAAACCTTTTCCAACTTCTTTAGAATCAGCTTTTATTTTATAACCAAAATTAATCATATATAGATTTCTAAATTTATTTTCAAAAAATTTCATTCCTTCTACCATCTTTGTAAACATAGTTGTAAAAGAATTAAAACTATATCCTGGTATAACTAATAGATCTGTTCCAGAAGAATTCTTTAAAGGGATCTGAAGTAAATTAATTTCTCCATATTTTTCTAAAATTTTATCATGATTAAACATACTAACTTTGTAAGAAGATTCAGAAAAACCTAATCCATTTAATACTGTTTTAATTTCTTCAATTTGTTTACTTTGCATTATATAATATTATAATAAAAAAAATTGATTTATATATTTATTGAGTCTATTTACATACATAATTATATTCAAACAATGCAAATTTTCATCAAAACTCTAACTGGTAAAACCATCACTATTGACGTTGAACCTTCTGATTCAATCGAAGCAGTAAAGGGAAAAATTCAAGAAAAGGAAGGAATTCCTCCTGACCAACAAAGACTAATTTTTGCAGGAAAGCAGCTGGAAGACACATCAACATTAGACCAATATAATATTCAAAAAGAAAGTACTCTTCACCTCGTCTTGAGATTACGTGGTGGTGGAAAAAGAACATCACGAAAATCTAGAAAATCATAATTGAACTCGATTTGCTCGCTTGCAATAAAAATTGAAAAATTTATTTATTATAGTTTAGAAAAGAATTTTATATTTCTTTTTCATAATTAAATGTCTACTCCTGAAGAACTTGCGGAAATTTTTCAATATGATATCATCTGTCTTGGTCACGGGTATCTTCTAAAATATTTTGATGAGCGAGATGCAAAGCGTCTTCTTTTAACATCAAAAGCTTGTGCAGCAATAGTGATCGAATATAAAAAAGTAAAGGAAATTACATCTCCCGAATATCATCAAACAATGAAAGATGGTCGTCCTATTACTAAATTTAAAATAGGAACTAATTGGTTTGAACTACCATTTCATGTAAAATATTTGAAGATTCAATCGTCAACTCCCTCCTTTGCTTCTCTGAGAAAAAAATTAACAGGTATCGAAAAGAAAAGAATTATATGTTTATATGCTAATGAACCACCTAGGTATTTACCATATGATGATTGGTATGACCCCCAGTCATCATGGGAATCGCATCCTGAATTTAGATGTGAATGTTATGTTGAAGAAGCAAAACGATTCAAAAAGGCATTTGATGAAGATGAACCTGCGAGAATCTTCTATACAGAAAAAGAAAGAGTGTGTCTTGAAGAAGTACGAATTGCTAGAGAAAAAGAAAAAGCAGAAGCAATTAAGCGAGAAAAAATTGCTCGAAATACTTTTGTAATTTCTAAACCTAGTGTACCTGCTCCGTGGGCAGTAAAAAAATCAGAAGTTTCATCTTCAAATTCATCTTCAAATTCTTCTTCTGGATCAGAACTATGGCCAGCACTAAAGAAGAAATAGATCTTTATTTTATTAAATTTATCATACTATCAAATATTATTTTATAGAAAATATAGTATACTATTAGAATATTTGGGAATGAAATTATCATAGTAAACTCATTATAATTTCTAAAATAGGTAAATGGTATAAAAAATAATAAGCATGGTAGTGCTAATATTATTGCTAATACATTTAATGGTATGTATAATGAATAAAATAATACATTAGCTGATATTATGTCAAATCTTTCGTCAATATTCATTTATAATAATATTTATAAATATCTTTTTATAAATTAATATATATGGATTACTATTATAAATATATTAAATATCGGCAAAAATATCTTTCTTTGAAATATGCTTTTGTGCAGTCCGATACATCCGATAGAATACTAGGTGGAAAAAGAATATCAAAAAAAAATAAACGGAATATATATAATCAATTAGAAATTACTGTTTTAAAACAAGGAACTAAATCGGATAAAGTATTATCTTGTAGTTATTTTACAATGAAAGAAGCATATAGAATAGTTGAAAAATATCAAAATAATCTTAAAAGATTTATAGAAACAAAAAAACAATTAAAAGGATTTGAAACTAGAATATATACAGATGATAGTGGTAAAGAATATGCTTTAGAAGTAGCAAAAAATGATCCTAGCGTAAGTGTATATTATTTTAATTTTCCTCCTTTAAAAGAAGAAAATGCTCACATAGGAACATTTGGAACATATGTTCGGTTTATGCCATTATTTGAAAAAGGATTAAAAATTGTTTGGGTAAGTGATATAGATATACCAAATCATTATTTAGATCCTTCTATAATATCTAATGCTCAACAATCTAATGCAGATTTTTGTTATCGAACATATGTATGTTATGAAAGAAAACTATATGGACGTATATACAGTATATTGGCGGGAACAATGATGTCATTTATTACATTTCCAGAAGAAATATTTAATAATTTTTTAAATGAATTAGTTTATCCATCAAATAAATTTTTAAATAATTTAGAAGGATTAAATAAAGCAAATCAATTAAAAGGAAAACCTTATTCAAAAATCCCATATGGTTTTGATGAAATATTTACAAATCAAATTATATATAATTATTTGATTAAAAAATCATTAAAATGTTATATCTTAAAAGATTATATAAATGCTGGAAAATATTTACAATATAATAAATTAATATCTCGAGAAGAAGATAAAATATTATTTATTTATTATCATGATCCATCTGATGATTTATTTCAAAAAATAAAAAAAATGTTTAAAGAAAAATTACCTTTATTAACAGAACACGAATGTCTTCAAGATATGTTAAAAATATTTGATTCATTTAAATCATCGTTAGTATTACCTATTATAAGAAAAGGAAAAGAATTAGATGAAAAAATATAATATTTTTATATAATATAGTAAATGGATTATTATGATAAATATTTAAAATATAAACAAAAGTATCTTGCTCTTAAGGAGCAAGATGCTTTTGTGCAATCCAACAGGGTCAAACAAAAGTATCTTGCTCTTAAGGAGCAAGATGCTTTTGTGCAATCCAACAGGGTCAAACAAAAGTATCTTGCTCTTAAGGAGCAAGATGCTTTTGTGCAATCCGAAAATAATACCAGTATAATATTAGGTGGAAAGAGAAGATCCAAAAAAAATAAACGTGAAATTTTTAATGAATTAGAAATAAAAGTTTTAAAACAGGGTATTAAATCAGATAAAGTATTATCATGTAGTTACTTTACTGCATCTGATGCATATAGAAAAGTAGAAAAATATCAAAAAAGTTTAATAAGATTTTTATTTTTTAAAAATCAATTTAAAGATTTTGAAACAAGAATCTATACTGATGATACTACAAAAGATTTTGCATTAGAAATATCTAAAAATGATCCATCAGTTAGTGTATATCATTTTAATTTTCCTCCATTAAGAGAAAAAAATGGAGTCTCAAGCGGTCCGAGAGGTCATATAGGAACATTTGGAACCTTTGTAAGATTCTTACCACTTTTTGAGGTAGGATTAAAAATAGTATGCGTGAGTGATATTGATATTCCGTGGAATTATTTAGAACAATCAATTTTAAGTAATCCAATAAAATCGAATGCTCAATTTTCTTATCGTTCATTTGTTTGTTATGAAAATCGTTTATATGGAAGATCATATAGTATTTTAGCTGGAACTATGTTATCATTTATAACTTTTCCAATAGAAATTTTTAATAAATTTTTAAATGATCTAGTAAATCCTATAGATAAATTAAAAAAGGATATTGAAGAATTAAACAAACAAAATAAATCATTATTTTATAATTATAAAGAAACTAGGATTCCATATGGTATTGATGAAGTATTTACAAATCAAATTTTATATAATTATTTAATATTAAAAAATATTAGATGTTATATTTTAAAAGATTATAGTTATGCAGGTGTATATTTAAGATTAGAAAATTTAATAACACCTGCAGAGCATGAATTAATATATAATTATGAATATAAACCTACTCAAAAAAACTTTAATGAATTAAAGAAAGTATATGAAAAGAAAATTCCAATGATGAAAGAAAAGTATCCATGTCTAATTAAAGATATGTTATCAAATATGGATAAAATGAAAACATCGTTTGTTATTCCATTAATTAAAACTGGCAAAGAATTAGATGAGGAACTTTATAAATGATACATATCTAAGTAATAATTTAAATATTGTCTTTCATAAGTTATATCAATAATTTTATTAAAAAAAGTTATCATAATATCATCAATTGTATTTTTATTTTCAATTGTTAATAAATAATTATCATCTTTTTTATATATAATTTCAATATTATATAAATCATCTGAATTATAACTTAAATATACATTTTTATATTGTTGTAGTAATTCATAAACTGATTGTTTATATTTACTAAAATTTAGAATATTAAAAATATTATTATTTTTTATTGTTTTTCCATTAATAAAATAATAAAAATCTTGTATTACTTGTAATTTTTCAATATTTAATTTAGGATTATTATCTGTTTTATTTATTTTTTTATAAATACCAATATTTTCAGTAATTATTATATTTTTTTTTAAATTTTTAATAATTTCTTTAATATAAATTTTTAGTTCATTAGTAATGTCTGTTTTTTTAATTAAATTTAGTTCAATTCCTTTTTTGTAGGAACAAACAATAGTAAGATAATTATAATATTTTGTAATATCTTTACGAATTATGTCATAATTTGTAAGTGTCTTAATCATATATATTGCATCGTAAAAGGTTTTAATAATAAAAAAATGTTTTTTATTATTTATTATTTTAATATCATTTAATAATTTTTTATCATATATAGTATTTATTGAATAATTATCTTTATAAATATTTATTATCTTATTGTTTTCATTATTATTAATTTTATCAAATTCATTTCCTAATGTTTTATCTAAAATAAATATTTCATTAATTAATTTATCAAATTTTTTTATATTAAAATTATTTTTAAATTTTTTACATATAATATCAGTGCCTGTTTGTTTATATGCTACTTTAGTATCTTGATTATGTACAATAATTTCATCAAAATATGGAATTAGGTTATTTATTATTTGATATGATTGTATTGTTGATATATCTCCATAACCTATATATAAATGTCCATTTTTATTTAATCTTAATAAAGAATAAATTATAAAAATAAATTTTAAATTTAATGATTGCTCTTCTAAAAATAATCTAAATTTAAATAAGAAGTAAACTGATATATTGCAACAAATTAGATCATATTTTTTAATGACATCCATTAAAATTTCTTTATCAATGTATTTATTATATATATCAACTTTATTTGATTTTGATATATTTTTAATATCATTTGTATACACATTCTCAGAATTATAAACTGGTTCAAATGATTCATGTTTATAAGCTGTAAATAAATGAGTATAACAATTTATTGATATTTTTTTATTATTTGCAATATAATTTAAATTATATATTGAAAAATTCATATAATTATTAATTTCTAAGATATCCATATTATTTTTATTAACAAGATTATAAATATATAGGGATTCATAATATCTTTTATTAACTTTATAATCCATATTTAGAATAGAATTTAATTTTTTATTTTTTATATATAAATCATTTCTTCTATCATCTAATAATAAATAAGGATTAAATATATTAAATAATTCTTCTTCAATATCTATGTTATAGAATATTTTTTTTTCATTTTTTAATAATGCATCTTCAAATCGAATGCGTAAATCAATTAGTTTATTTTTATATTCACTAATATATTCTGGATAATATATTTTTTTACCTCCGAATTGTATATTGCGCCTAGTATTTCTAGATTGAATAGAACTAAAAGGGTTGGAAGATTGACCCAATGAAGTACTTCTAGATTGTATAGTACTAAAAGGGTTGGAAGATTGACCCCATGAAGTACTTCTAGGTTGTCCTAAGGAAATATTTCTTGAAGATAATCTTGTTGATTCATTTGAAATTGGTATGCTTGATAATTTACTAAAAGTATTTTCAAAAAATAAATCATTTATATTTTCTTTATTTAATAAAAAATTTGGATCTATCTTAGAATATAAATCTTTATAAGATATATTAAATTGATCATATATATCTTTATCTACTTTATTTATTTCATTATTTAATTCAATTGGAATTTTATATTTTATATTATGAACAAATAAATTAATTAAATCATTATTATTATCTTTATCTTTACAATAATAATATATTGGTTTATTTAGCCATTTATAGATAGTATTAAATTCATCCCATGCTATATTTTTTATAGGAAATATAGTACTAATGTCAATAATTTGTAATCTTTCATCAATTAATACAAAGTGACTGTACTTTCCTTTAATATAATGTATATCTATTTTTTGTTTATCAATATTTTTTAATATAAAAACTCTATAAGATATATCTGTATTTGTTTTTAATTCTTTTCTTTTTATAACAAACATACCTATAAATTTATATTTTAATAAACTAGTAGGAATAATTTGTCTAGTTATTTTATTTAATGATCTTAAATTAGGTTTAAATGGATTTTTTAGAACAAATCTTACAGGAAAAATTAAGTCTGCATTAGATGCACAAAAAGTTACCAATTTATTAAGAAATTGTGAATAATGCACTAAATTTTCATTACAATCTAATGAATCAGGTGGTGGATTTAATACTCTAAAATATTGATTATATTTAACAAACCTTTCAATATCTTTAGAAAATCCATAAATATATTGTCTTTTATATAATGGTAAAAAATTACAAGGATCATTATGATTATCATAATCAATATATCTATATAATATATCATTTTTAACTTCTTCTATATTAATTTCATAATCTTTATCTTCTTCTAAATAACTCCATTGAGAATTATTACATAGGTCAATTGCATGTTTCTTTATTGGATCTTCAATTAGGTGTTCATATCTTTTTTGAGGAGGATAGTAACTCCTTGGATATATTGGTAATTGTATTTTATTTGGCTCTGGTATATTTAACTTTGCTAATTCTGATTCAATAAATTCACTCATTTTTTCAGGTTCTGGACATTTAGATGTATTATGCTGTAATTTTTGTAATTGTTCTTTTCGAAGTTTAAATATTTTATTAACATTATTATATGCATTATTTTCTGTTAAGTAACCTAATTGATCTTCAACACCATGTCTTAATTCATTATCTAATTTATATAAAGTATCCCAAATTTTTTGTTTTAATTTTAAACTAGAATCTTTAATCCAAATATGTTCTGTTTCTTCTAATTCTTTAATTTTTAATATTCTTTCATACATATCTAATTGTTCTTTTTTTCCAATATCTTGAAATCTACCTGGTTTTATTTCTTGTGCAAAATTATTACATTCTATTTCAATATTTTTGAAAATATTTTCTCTCTTTTCCCATAATGAATCATAAAAAGACATTAATTCACAAAAGTCATCTTTTTCAGAATCATTTAATTCATTATAATTAAAACATTCAAATAAATAAATATCAATATCACCATGTTTTGATGACATTACAGTATTCTTTGATCCATCATGTGATTCATTATTTAGTCTAGTTTCTATTTTAGATCTATCATTCTTAATAGCAGTATCGTAATATATATTAATTAATATTTCGTATTGTTTTTTAAAATCATTTAAAAATTCACTAGTTAGATCTTCATATTTTATTTTTTTATCGTCATCAAAATAAACATAACTTGTAATTGGTTTAATATCTAAATTAATACAATCCTTATGAGGTAAAATTCCTTGAAATAATTTATAAGTTTCATCGTCTGTATTATATATATTTTTTAAATTTAAACTAAATAAATTCTTTCTAGGTAATACTTCATTAGATTTATCATATAAACAATCAATTAATTCTTTTTGTTTATTATATATTTCTTCCATATAATTTATATATATAATATATATGGAACATTTATTAAATGAATATTTTAAATTTAATAGTAAAAATAGTAATATTAATCAAGAGATTAAACTAGTTCAACAATTAGATCCAAATAAAATTTTAAAGGAGAATATAGATAAGTATCTTGAAAAAAATTTATTTAAAGATTCAATAAATGAAAATATTTATAATCATAAATTCAATATAGATTATGATTTATATAATAAAATTATTACAAATGAAGTATTTGGTAATTTTATAAATAGTACATTCCTACAAATTAAAATAGTAGAGTTTGTTAACGATATTATGGAAAAAAATAAATTACCAGTTGTAGCACAATTTAATCCTGTAATTTATAAGTTATTTAAAACATATAAAATATATGATGAAAATAATAATGAAATACCCTTTAAAGCTGGTATTAAATTAGATCACGGAATATTTTTATATAATATGATTATTAAAAATAAATTTACAAAGATATTAGAAGTTGGATTTGCTTTTGGAAGCTCAGGATTATTTATAACTGCCGCTCTAAAAAATCTTGAATTATATGGACATAAAACATATCATCGGGCAGTTGATCCAAATCAATCAACACAATGGAAGGGAATTGGTAAATTAAATATAAAAAGATTAGGATATAATAATTCGGAAGTAATAGAGAAACCAGATTATATAGCACTTCCAGATTTATTAAAAGATAGATTAAAAGATAAAAAATGGAATGAAAGTAAATATGATCCAAATTATGAGAGATTTGATTTAGTATTTATAGATGGATGGCATACATTTGATTATACATTATTGGATTTTTTTTATGCTGATTTATTATTAAGAACAGGAGGATATATAGTAACAGATGATGCAAAATTTGATGCATTAAAAGAATTAGATAAATATATAAATAGTAATTATAAATTTTATAGAAAAGAAAGTTTTGAAATGAGATTATGGATGGTTTATAAAAAGTTAAGAGATGATGATAGAAGTTGGGATTATCATGTTAACTTTGTTAATAGACACTAAATAAATTTTTTATTTATTATAATAATATATATGGATTATTATTATAAATACATCAAATATAAAAATAAATATTTAGAATTAAAAGGGGGTGTATCATCAACACAAAAAAGAAGAAATAAAAAAATAAATGAATTACTTGAAAATATACCAATAATTGATAATTTAAAATCACCAACACATATTCTATTTATGTTTTTAGGAGGATTACCATTAAAAAATCAACATTGGAAAAGATTTATGGAAACTTCAAATGAAAAATTAATTTGTGTTGTACATCCAATGGTTTTAGAAGGATACAATGATAAAATTAAAGGAACATTTTGGGAACCATTATTAAGAGATGAAAGATTACTAATTGTTGATACTGATCATCATTTAAAAACTTCATGGGGAACTAAAAGTTTAACAGATGCTCAATTAATGATGATGCAATATGCTATCCTTAGTAAAAAAAGAATATTTAGAAAATATGTTTTAATAAGCGAGAATGATGCCCCATTATATAATTTTAATGTAATTTATAAAGAATTAAATTCTGATAAAAAATCATGGTTTTCATTTTTTGCTAAAGGATTAATAAGACATAATTGGAAAAAAATATATAAACATGAAGGTGGTGTATTTGATTTTGATGAGATTGATGTAGCAAGTCAATGGAATGCAATAGATGATTCTCATTTAGAATTTTATTTTGATCCTATAAAATTATTAGAAAATAAAAAAACATATGAAAAAATAGATAAAGAATTTACATGCAATAATAATAGTATTAATATTGTTAAAACTACTGAAGATACTAATGAAAAATATCAAAAATATTTAGATGCTACAAATGGTTTTATATCAAATAAATTATCAATTGAAAAATTAAATAATATAAATAATGAAGGATTTTGTACAATTACTGATTTAACATTTTTTAATTCTATTTTTAAACATGAATTAAAAGAAAGAAATTTAAAATTATTAGATAATTTAAGATATAATAAAATTAGTTATTTAAATGATACAAAAAATCATAAACAATATATAATTCCATTAGAATGGGAAAATGAATATTTACATGGTGGAATAAAACAAGCATTTATTAGTAATAATACATGGGATTCAGAAGAAGGATGGGATGGAAAATTTAGAGGTGAATTTTCTGATAAAAATAGAATATGGTATGGTAGTGATTTAACATTTAATCAAAATAGATTATCATTAAATTTTATAGAAAATAAAGATTTTGTAGAAGGTTCGTGGCTAAAATCTTCACAAAAAAAATGGTTATTATTTGAAAATGGTATATTAAAACAATATACAGATGCTGAAAAAGAACAAAAAACAAAAGATTTTTGCAAATCTTTAAGAAAATATGATGATATTGAGGGAGCAACAGATTATTATATAATTAGTAACTCATATACTGATTTTTCATTAGTTGGTTTAGATCCAAATAATGTATTAAGATCTTTTAATTATACAAAATTTGTTAAAGATAATCAAAAATTAGATTTATTTGAAGGTAAAAAAATAGGAGATATTTTAAAAGATAATGCAAATGAAAATCTTGAAAAATTACTTAGTGATAAATCTAGTAAGAATATAAAAATTAAAATATTACCAGAAGAATTTACAATTAATTTAAAACGTCATCCATTAGAATATTCTAAATGGAATCTTACACAAATTATTAATGCCTATAATTTTCTAATATTTTTTGAAATTAGTAATAAACCAGATAGAAATGATTTTATAAAAGATAAAGGAATAGATTTATCTCATGATATATATAATAAAATTAAAGAATATGCAGAAAGTAAAGAATATGCTAAGATAGTGATTGAAGAAAAATTAAAATTTATAAGTAAATTAGTATTATTCTTTAAAGATAAGTATAATTTAGATAAAAATATTGAACTATTTAGACTTACAATTCTTGGACTACTTGATGAATATTATACTCACTTAAAATATAAAGGTAAATATGCTTATATAAAAGCTAGATATTATTATGATCGTATGATAAATTTAAATAAAGAATATGTTGAAGAATGTATAGATGATAGTAAAAAATATTATATTTTTAAAAAAGGTATACCAGATTCTATTAAATTTAATAATGATTATGGAGTACCGATGACTTCATTTTTTTTAAATAATGCATTAACAAATGGATCTTTATTTATAAGAAAATCAACAGATACAAGTAATGTAGAAGAATTTACAGAACAATTATTTAAAATAGAAGAATATGCATTAAATAATAAAAAGGAATATGAACAAAGAACATTGATTGATAGCAAAGATGTTCCATATAAGTATGAATTAAATAAATCAGAAGAGGATAAATTAAAAGAAGAAATAGAAAGAATATATAAAGATGAACCAAATGATTTATATATTCTTTATTTAATAAGTATAAATAATTGGAATGGAATAACAGCAGCGAAAGATTTTATGATGAAATATCGTATACCAATAATTTCAAAACCAAAATTAAAACAACAAGAACAATTTGTAAGTTGTAATAAAATGGAATTCTATAAATAAAATTAAAAATTAATATGATAATCCCATGATCTATTATCATCTGATATTTTTTGATAAGCAGCAATTGTTAATGGTGATTGTATTCTTTTAAAATGTTTATAATTTGCATCAATATATTTTATACATTTATTAATTCCTTGATGATATGCATCATCAATCATAATAATACCTCCAACTTTTAATAATAAATTTGAATAGAATAAATCAAGTAATGTATAATCAAAAAATTTCCATCCTTCAATAAATATAAAATCATATACTTCTTTCTTATCAATTAATTCAGGTAATATTTTATATGATTCATCATCATATAATGTATGATATTTATTCATTTTAATTGATTTTACTAAATTTATTCCAAAATTTTTCCATTGTGATAATTGATTTTTATCAACTGAAACTAATTTTTTATCCAAATTAATATTTTTTTTTAATGCTAATAATATATACATACTTGATATACCATAATTCATACCAATTTCCAAACAATGTGAAAAATTATTTTTGATAATAGTATCATAAATAAAATTTCCTTCAGTTGGATTAATTCTACTTGCAGCAATACCATCATCTAATGAAACCGATGTTAATTTAAGATTTTCATATAATTCTTTTTCAAATTCAACATCTATATTTTTGTTTTTATTTAATATTTGAAATTCAATAGTTTCATTAAAATGAACATTATTAGTTATATTAAAATATTCATCTAAATCCTTATCTTTTATAGTTTTAATAATTTTCATATCAATTTCTAAATCATCTAATCGTTGAGCAGATATTTTTGTTAAATTTAATAATGGATCAATTTTAACAAAATCAATATTTGTAAATAAATCAAATAATTTTTCTTTATTGATAATCATATTAAATCCTTGACAAATTATAAAATTTCTATGAAATAATATACGATTAAAAAGTAATAATAATAAATGAATTAATTTTATTGTTCTAGAATCATATCCAAATATATTAAAAAAAAAATATCCACCATCATTTAAATATTCTAAAACTAATTTAATTTTTGTAATTGTTTGATTAAATTGATATTTGATTCGTTCTTCAACATTTAAATTTTTAAGATCTTCTGACAAAAATTTCCGACCAATAATTAGATTAAATTTTTTATTTTTAAAATTTTGATTTAAGTTATCATATTCTAAATTTGAACTATTAATAATATAGGTATTTGGTTCTACTTTTTTTTTAATATATGATAATGTTAATATACTATTCTTTTTTTGATCACCAAATTTTGTAATTACATAATTAAAATTTATTTGATTACCATTTATACCACCAAAAAAATACTTATATAAAATATTATTTTTATAATTTTTACGAATATCATAAAATTTTTGTTGTTTTTCTAAAATTAGATTATTATTAGGAAATTCATAATTCTGAATTGATTTATTTATTTCATATTTAAAATTATATCTATTAATCTCATTAATATTATTATATATTTCCATATAATAATATATATTTTATTTATTTAAAAATTATTATAATAATTAATTGCTCTATTATCTTCTATATTTTTTTTATAAATTACTAATGTATTATCTGTTGTAATTTTTATAAAATTTTTATAATTTGAATCAATATATTTTATACATTTATTTACTCTGCTATTATATTTATTATTTATAATTAAATAACCATCATCGATTAATAACATAGATGCAAATGTAATACATATCATTATATGATCAAACGTATTCCAACCTGATATAAATATTAAATTATATTTATCTGATAATAATCTAGGCAATACTAAGTAAGATGGTTCATTATAAAAAGTTAAATATTTATTAAAATCATTTAATTCAATTAATTTTAAACCAAAATCATGCCATCTAGATTGTTGATATTCATCCATAGATACTAATTTTACATTTTTTTCTAATTTTTCTAATGCAAGTAATATATACGTACTGATTATACCATAATCCATACCAATTTCAATACATTTAATTAATTTATTTTTTATAATTAAATTATAAATAGCATTTCCTACAACTGTATTAATAATGCAATCTATTTTGTTATTATTAATAGATAAATGATTTTTATTTAAAATATTTTTTATGTCATCTTCTAATTGAAAATTAATTGGATCATTATTTTTTGCATATTGTATATTAATATAATGATTCAAATGTATTTTATCAACAATTGAAAAATATTTATTCAAATTATTTTTACTAATACTAATAACAATATCTAATTTAAATAAAATTCTTTGATATACTTTTTCAGAAAGTTCTTTTATATCTATTAGTGGTTCTATTTTAATATTTTCTAGTTTATTTAATAATTTTAAGAATTCATCTTTGAATATTATAGGATTATAATTAAAACATAGTATTAAAAAAGCTGTTTTTGAATTAAATATAATTATTCTTTCAAATAATAATAATAAAAGATTTATTATTTTTATAATATTTGAATCTAATCCAAAAAATGATATAAAAAAATATCCTTCATTATTTATATGATTTAACATATATTTAATTTTTTTAATTGTAGGAATATATTGATATTCGATTCTATCTTTAATATTAAAATTTTTATATTCATTATATGCAAAAATAGTTGCATTAATTAAGTCATATTTTTCATCTTCTTCTATATCTTTATCCATTATGAATGTTTTCTTTTCTAGGCTATAATTTCTTTCTTTATTTTTTGTATCAAATGAAATATATATTTGATTTTTTTGTTTTTGATCACCATATGTAATGAAATATTCGTTTAAAAATAAATTAAAATAATATCTAAATTCTCGAGTATTTTTATATTTCTTTCTTAGATCTAAAAATTTTTGTTCTTCTTTTAAATTTCTATCATTATTAGGAATTATTATATCAACCTTTTCTTTTTCTATAGTATAATTAAATTTATATCTATTAATTTCAAAAATATTTTCATTCATTATATAATATAAATATATTATATTTTAAGT